TAAGAATGCAGTAGAAGTCTTTGATTCGTATGGAATGAAAGTAGATAGTCATAGGACTTGGTTATCATCGTCTGAACTTAAATCGTTAGATCAAGTTGCACCTCAGATGATGGACCTGATTAAGAAATCAAAGTACCATGCAGTCTATAATGATAAATGCTTACAAGAAGATGGGGTTAATACGTGCGGACGCCATGTAGCGTGTCGGATTATGCACAAAGATATGCTGTTACCCAAATATATTGATTTGATTGAAGCGAGTGGAATGTCTCCGGATGAATTTGTAACACTAATAACGTATAAAAAACTTGGTAAATAATGGTTAGAACTAGCAGTACAATTACAAATAACGTTTCAGCGTAGTCAGATCAGTATTGTCGTACTTATCATTATATCAGGTTAAAGTCATTATGAGTGGTAGCAAAAGACAATTTGGCGACATAAGTGAGCTGATCGCTGCCGGTCTTGTGCAGACAGGTGACGAAACCTATATATCTACTAACGTTGTAAATTTATCAACTTTTGATGGTACACCTCAACACGGATTGCCATGCAACTTCAACCAAGAACGCACGCTTCAGATTATTGGAAATACATCTCGTAGTCAAGTTGGAATTCAATGCGCTGAAATACAAACAAAGACGTTACCCATTTTTCAACCACAAGTAAAAATCGGTTTGGATGTTGATGCTCTTATTTATGAAGTTGGATATTCAGCAGTTTGGTCAGGATGTTTACTAAACGGATCTCAAGCAGGTTCTACTCTTGCAACTCTTACAAATGACACAGAAGCTCAAATTCAACGTCAACAACACGCAGGTGCGCCAACATTTCAGAATGATTTTGCAACTGTGCAAGTGTATGATGCATACAATAACAGCTTTACATTAACAACTATGGATCGTGACGTGAAACATACACTTTTAAAAGCGTTTATTGATTACCATCTATCATCTTCTAATGCTCTATTTCAAAACACTCCGTTTAAACCCTATCTAATCCCAAGTCGGGTTGAGCCTATAATTACATTGTTGCCATTGCGCACTGAAGCTGATAATACCATCATTACAGGAACGTATGCTGTTGTGAAAGATGCGAGTGGGTTTGCTGTTGGTGATCGTGTCCATTTACTAGGTCATTCGTCTACAGCCAACAACACAGAAAAATCAGTATATGCTCAGATTACATCAATCTGTACATATGCAGATCTCATTATAACAGGCAGCATGAAAAATCCATCAGCGGACAACCCTAATATTAATACATCAACAGTTCTTGTTTTTGGGTTAGCAGGTGGAACCCCTGTCCCAAACCTAAGTGCTACTGAGGTACGTACTGGGGGTTACGCTATTGATACACATGTAGACAATGCGGGTGGACATATTGAGTTTTTAGTAGATCAATTTGAATTCCGACCTCAAACTGCAACACTAGTTTCATCGTCAAATATAACTGCAACCAATACCGGAAATCGTGTGACAGTTACTGTACCAGCTGCATCCAATATTTTAGGACAAGGATTTCTTCGTAAAGATAATTGGCCTGTTCCTGTTGAATTTACTTCAACTGATCAACCTGAATTGAATGGTGTGTATACTGTTCTAAAAATCACTGGATCTAGTCCATTTACTGTTGTGTTAAAGCCTTTAACAATCACAGCGCTTACTGCTGCTTCATACACAAGTAAAACAGGAACATTACGATTAGCTCCGAACGGTTATACAGTTGATCGTAGACTTATAAACAGTAATGGTTTATTTCTGAATTGCATTGGATATCAACCTAGTAGTGAAATAGAAATTTGTGTTCCTGTATATCCACCTGCAATGACTCGTCCAACGCGTACATGGAAACGAGCGTATTCAGTTGAATTAGCTTTTTCAACGTATAAAAATCTACGATGGCAAACTCAAGATGTGGATATCACACCTAACGTTCCTGTGATACAACAAGATTTTGGAATTGACAGTGGAAGTTCATACTATAATGTATACGATTTCCAACAGTTTATTAATACATCTGTTAATCCTACATTAAATTCTTTACTTCTAGATGAAGGGCCTGTTTTATCTACCTTTGGTGTACAACTTGAACTTGATTCGTTATCTTTAAACCAACAACTAAGCTATGTATCTTCAGCGTATCAATCGGCCTTTGTAACAGATCCAGATCTTTTAGTATATAATCCTCTAAGAAATTATTTCTTTGGGGCTGCTGTAATCTACTCTGGGTATGTTTGGACACCTCAAAAGGATGGTATAATTGGGTTACCACCTGACATTTTTACCACAAATTGGTATCGTATAGGTGACGCACCTTTAATGACATCAATATCTAGAAATCTTGTCTTTGTCTATACTCCAAATGTCACAAGTGCTGTCACAAATGTCACTGTTTCTGGTCTTGTAACTACATTTACAGTTACTAATACTGGATATGTCTCCGGACAAACTATTACCGCATCAGGATTTCCGTTAGTCGTATCCACTCCAACAGCAGTCACACAAGTCGCATGTCCGGGTGATGGAACTGTTATCTTTACGATGGCATCAACGTCTGGATTTAACGCTGGAGATTTTATCGCAGCAGGAGCGTTTAATGATTTAGGTGGTATAATTAATGGTACTTATGGTATTTATTTTTTGACGGGAACAACCCTCATTTGTAATAATCCTAACAATCTTTCTGCATTTCCTACTAGCAATTTTACAGGAAGTGTTGTTAAACAGGGTGTACCAATTGATGGACAGTATGTAATTTCAAGTCTTGGTGGAGGTACAACTCTTGTGTGCGACAACCCTAATAACCTACCTACTTTTACGATAACTGCATATACTGGTACAGTAGCTCTCAGTGAAGTTGTTACAGGAATGACGTTTACATGCCCAGATGTTGCAAACGTACCTACAACACCAGAAAAGGTAAGAAAGATGAAAGTACCTAAATTTAAAACAAGACCAATGACATTTTTATACTCTGGGGCTACAAATCTTCTTACATATGAAGTTGATACAAACGGATTTGGAACGACTAACCGCGCAGAATTTTTTGATTTAGTTCCCGCGGCAAAATTTGGTAGGGACTTAAGAAATTATAATTACATGTCATGGGGGTTAAAGAACGCAACAGAACAAGGTGGAGATGAATCAATTACGTTTGAATCGAATAGTTCATTTAAATTTCTGTTTGATAACTTCCAATGCAAATCAATTCGATATGTTGAACCAACTACAAACGGTTTACTTGTTTATTGGCTTTGGTATCAAGATAAAAACTGGATGTATGATATGCACGCCGGAAATTACACACAGTCTTTTGAATCTTTGACCTCTGCTGCAAGTCCAGTGCAATCTATTGTTATATTAAGTAAAACTATCCCTGTAGTCCAAAATCTACTCTCTCCTCCTTTTATCCTCACGGATACAAATACAGCCTTGAAAAACCAAACAAGTGTTGTAGGGGATGCAGACTCGATTCTTGGAGAGTTTTATATCCCACCAGGAGCGTTAAGTTCATCTCGATCTGTTATTCGTTATCAACCTGAACAGGTATGCTTTTACTCTTTACAGAGTACAAAGTTCTTTAAACAATTTGATTATATTGTTTGCTACCGCCATCGTATCACACAAAAACTAGTTCCTATAAATTTAAGCAATTACGGATCTGTGAACATTAAATTTGTGTTTAAACCTACATAATCAGATTAAAATATAGAAATGTCCACAATTGAGAAGATCGCCGTGTACGATGCCAGAATCATCCAGGAATCACCCAAATATGCTGTTCAAAAGGGAGCTCTTTCAGTCAGCGTATCTCCATTTAACGCTATTTCAGCGTCTGCCAGTCAACACACTTACCAAATTCTAGTTCCATCATTAAACGTTTTTGTAGATCGTAAGATTGACTTAAAGACTGGAGCTTATGTTAGCATGGAAGCTGTACCATCACAATACTCGTCAATTGGGTATACCAGTGGTGCATTAGCCACAGCAGTCCTTAAAAGTCAAAAATTACTTCCAGTTGCTGAGCAATATTCACCATCTTCCAATTCGCTTATTACTCTCAACACGGCATTATTGCCAAACTTCACACAGGATTTACTAGGAGCGAATTCAACCATTACATATGGAACAGGTGTCAATGTAGCAGTTGGAGCATTTGCTGCCACATCCGGTGCTAGCGGTGCAACAACAGTAAACTGCACCTACACTTCAGGTATACCGTTTGTAACAAACGCAGCAGCACGTGCTTTGCTAAAAAGTTGTAGTGTTACATTTGGAACAACAGGAGGTGGTCCTATTCAAGTTACAGATGCACAATTACTCGCTGGTTCAACTACTACAGTTGTAATCACACTTGGAACAGCACTAGCAGCTCAGGCAGCAGGAACCATGACATTTAATACAACTAGCGCAGTTACACAAGTAATTGATCGTGTTGAATATATCCGAACTCAAGATAATGTAGGTGATATGGTAGCTGGCCTTCAAGTGGCAAGATTGTACATGAATACACCAGGTATTTTTACCAGTTTTGGCTCTGCAACAATTACAGTTGCAAGTGCATCAAATCAAATTGCAACACCAAAGTTGATATCTACTGGCGAAAATATCGTTTTACCACAGGAAGTTATCAAAGCCGATGGATCACGTGGATTTGGTGAAAATTCTGGTTTCCTACTTCCTCGTGGTTCTTTCCCAGGATGTACTGGTCCAACTGATAACAACTGGTATCAACCAATTGGAGGAGCAACAGATTTATCTCTTTGCATGTTTCCAATTCAAAGTCTTTGTACAAACATGACTGCATCCATCAACGACTGTTCTGTAACTACAAACGGTGATACATTAAAGGAACAAATTTTACTTTCACAGACACGTGCATCTTTAATGCAGCGAACTTGTACTAGTAAGTTTGATACTTACGCATATGCCATTGACGACGCTCGATCAATGAATGGTTCAACTCGTACTTATGGAAGTGCAAAGGATTCTGACATTGGAAATGGATCATGGCAAATTGAATTTGTTGATCCAGCTACTGGTACTTCTTTACCTCAGTATGGTGCATATACATACAATGGCATTACTGTTCCAATTATTAACTTCCGCCCCGCGTTTATTCCACAAGGAAGTTCTTTAGTTGGAAAGACCATTTCAGATGTTAACTCAAAAAACCCATCTGCTTCATATGTATTGGCTGCTTCATCGATAACCACACCTTTACCTATCATGTTCCGTTTCTATTGTTCTGAGCCTCTTGTAATGAGTCCATTCCTTTGGCAAGATGCTAAGGAAATGACTGAAGTAGGTCTTTATGGATGCACTAACATTTCATTGACCTTAAACTTACAGGGTGCAGGCCCCACACAAGGATATGAAACTTTAAGTCCTCCAACAGGAGGATCCCTCGAAGGAAGAAAGTATTACTGTGATAAACTAAGCACTCTTTACCCAACAAACGCTTCAATTGTGCGTAACACTGGTCTCCATGCATTGTTTGGAAAGATTGTTCTTGCCAACCCTACTACAAATGCCACTAGCAACACTGGTCCATTTATCTCACCAAGACTTATGGTTACATTTTTGACTCCACCACCAGATGTAACTTTACCAATGGTTTCAACTGTTCCTTACATGGAATTCCCACGATACTTTTCACCTTGCACCATTCCAAGCGGACAAGGATCAGTTCAGATAAACTCTAATACAATTACTTTATCTTCTATCCCGGATATTCTTGCTATTTACGTGAAAGCCAACGTTCGCGGACAAACCCAACAGGAAAATTACATTCCTATTGAACGAATTGGTGTTACATTTGATAACTATTCAAACCTTTGTTCAAACTTCCAACAAGAAGATCTTTTTGCATGCACTGTCGCTGGTGGTTTAGATATGGATTGGCAACAATGGCGCGGATTTACAAATTCAACATTTACAACCGACATTCCATTGGCTTCACAACCAGGTGTTAGTGCTTATTCTGGTATGATGGATTTGCGTAAATCAGCAAAGGTTGTTCAAATGTCTAGTGGTCCTCTTTTATTACGAATGGGTCAAGATATTCCATTATCACCTGGATTGGCTCCTGGAACACTTGGTAACTTTAGTGTTCAGTTGAACATTACTATTGATAACAGCAATGGATTTTATGATTATTTAAGCAGCATGTCAGCAAATAACAACGCGTCCATAATAATTATGGCTATCAACTCTGGATTTTTTGAAACCGTTCGTGGACAAAGTGCAGTTCGTAAGACAATCTTAAATTCAGTTGATGTTGAAGCTGCATCTGTTCAATCTGGTGTTACATCTACTCATCTAAAACGCATGGTCGGAGGTGTTATGAATGGAAGTATGGCAAATTCTGAAATTGGAACAGCTGTTAACCCAACAATGACCATGGGCCCTGGAGCAGGTTATGATGAACCAGAAGCAAAGAAAAGTATGCTAAATTAGGGTTAAAGTTTTTTTTTATTAGGGTTGTACCTAGTAATTTTGTTAGGGTTGTATTTAGGTTTATTGTTAGGGTTATATCTAGGGTTATAATTAGGGTTATTGTTAGGGTTTTTATTAGCCATAACCC